GCCGTGGCCAACAAGATCATCGGCCTGATCCTGGCGCACGAAGAAGCGAAGGTCGCCACCGCAAAAAACTGACCGCCCACCTCGATGCCGCCGCCGGCGTCGAGTATGACGGCGAAACCCTCCCGGCCCTCAGCGATGCCGAGCACCTTGCCTTCAAGGTCGCCAGCCTGCTGAAGACCGGCACCGGCGGCCTCAACTGGGCCGGCCTGCCGCTGATCGCCGGCTGGCTCGGCTGCACCGACCCCGACGGCCTGCTCGAGCGGCTCGCCGTCATCGCCCTTTACCAGAAACCCAAGGAAACCTGAGATGGCCATTGCCAAGCTATCGATCGATCTCGAAACCCGCATGGCGAGTTTCGAGAAAGACATGAAGACGATGGCCAGCTTCTCCGAAGGCGCGGCCAGGCGCATGGAAGGCGCCTTCAAGGGCGTCGGCCTTGTCCTCACCGGGCTCGCCGGCGCGCTCTCCGTCGGCGCGCTCAAGGGCGTGTTCGACAACTACGTCGAAGGCGCCGCCAAGCTCGACGACTTCGGCGAAATCGTCGGCAGCACCACCGAGAAAGTCTCCGGTCTGGTCGCCGTCGCCAAGGTCAGTGGCACCGACGTCGACCAGTTGCAGGGCGCCATGGTCAAGCTGGCCAAGTCGACGGCGATGGTCGGCGACGAAGCTAGCGACTCCGGCGCCGCCTTCAAGGCGCTGCGCCTCGATCCCGCCGAGATGCGCCTGCTCGATACCTCCGACCAGCTCAAGCTGCTCGCCGACCGCCTCGCCGAATATGAAGACGGCGCCGGCAAGACCGCCATCGCCACCCAATTGCTCGGCAAGTCCGGCGCGCAACTGCTGCCCTACCTGAAAGACCTCGCCGCCAGCGGCGATCTGGTCGTCAAGGTCACCAGCGAACAGGCCGCCACCGCCGAAGAATACGAAAAGAACCTCAAGCGCCTGGCGCTCGCCCAATCCGCTGTCGCCAAGACGATCAGCGCCGAAGTGCTGCCGGTGGCCAATACCTTCGTCAAGACGATGATCGACATGATCAACGGCACTGACGGCGTGCGCGGTGCCGCCAAGGATCTGGCCGCCGACGGCAGCATCCAGTCGTGGGCCGAAGGAGCGGCGCGCGCGGCGGCCTTCGTCATCGATGCCTTCGATGGTGTCGTGCGCATGACGCAGATCGTCGGCAAGGGCATCGGTGCCGCTGCCGCCCAGGTCGCCGCCGTCGCGACCGGCGACTTCAAGGGCGCCCTGGCCATCGGCAAGGAATACTACGTCGATGCCGACGCCATCCTCTCCCGCAAGCTCTTCTCCACCGCCCTCGACGAAAACATCGCCAAGCTGAAAAGCACCGGCGCTGCTGCGGTCGACGTCAAGAAGAAGCTCAATTTCACCGGCGGCGCGGCATCCGCCAAGGTCGGCGGCAAAGGCAAGGCCGCCCGCGAATCCGGCGCCGGCTTCACCGACTACGACCAGCAACTGACGCAGAAGATCGCCTCGGCCATCGAGAAGACCGACATCGTCAAGGCCGCCGAGCTGGTCCGCCAGCTTGAAAAACTCGACCAGCTCGCCGCTGCCGGCCTCGACCCAGCCATCGTCGCCGCCGTGCGCGACGACCTCAGCGGCGCCGCCAAGGCCGCCGCCGACGAACTGGCCCGCCTCAACAAGCTGCTCGACGAAACCCCGACCGCAAAGCTCGAAGCTGTGCGCGACGACATGCAGTTCATGACCGCCGCCCTCGAAAAAGGCCGCATCAGCGAAGAGCAATACCTCGAAGCCGTCGTCGCCCGCCTCGACAAGGTCTCCGAAAAGACAAAAGAAGCGACTGGCGAGATGGATGAATTCACTAAAAGCGCCGTCAAAAATATTGAAAACACACTTGCCGATTTTCTCTACGATCCTTTTTCCGAAGGGGTCGACGGCATGGCGAAGAAGTGGGGGCAGGCGTTGCAGCGCATGGCCGCCGATGCCAGTGCTGCCAAGCTTGGCAACCTCATGTTCGGCGACATGGGCAAGACCGGCGAAGTCGGGGGCTGGGTCGGCTCAGCATTAGGCGTGCTGAAAGACATCCTCCCCAGCTTCGACGTCGGCACCGATTTCGTGCCGCGCGACATGGTGGCGCAGATCCACAAAGGCGAGCGCATCGTTCCGGCGGCGCAGAACAAGCCGGGCAGCCAGGGCGGCAGCCAGGCGCTGCAGCTCGTCCAGAACTTCTACGGCGCCGCCGAGCCGGCACAGGTCAAGCGCGCCGCCGCTTCCGGCATGCGCTCGATGGCGAGCGCCGTGAATGGTTCGCGGAGGTATGCCTGATGGCCGACTTTCTGGAGGAGCGACTGTCCGAACTCGTTCGTTACGGCGCGACCTGGACGGAAAAATTCTCCGTCGATACGGTGACCGTTGCCGGCGGAAACGAGTACCGCTCGCTGATTCACCCGTACCCGAAGCGCGAATTCGATGCGAGCTACATGCTCGACCGCGAAGACTTGTGGACCGAGGTGGTGAATGTCTACATGCGGGCGCACGGCACGTACGCCGGGTTCCGCGTCCGGTGCTTCGACGAGTGGTCGACAAACGGCCCGCGCGGCGTGCCGACGCATCTCGACCAGACGCTGATCCGCGTCGGCGCCGGCATCTATCAGTTGTGCAAGCGCTATGGCCTCGACAAGGCGGCCGGCACGACCGGGTACCCGACCCGCCTGATCAAGAAGCCGGTTGCCGGCACGGCGAAAATCGGCGTCGACGGCGTGCTGACGACGAGCGGAGTGACGGTTGCGACGACCACCGGGCTGGTGACGATCGCGCCCGACCCTGGCGCCGGCGCCGTCGTCAGCGGCGGCTGTGAATTCGACTTCCCCGTCCGGTTCGCGACCGAATTGCCGGTCGGCATGGACTACCCGGGATGGCGTCCAGTCGATTCGCTGAAGCTGATCGAGCTGCTCAACCCATGAAAGCGACCGTTGCGCCCTACCAGACCGCCGCCACCTGCGTGCGGATCGAATGCCTCAACGGCACCACCGTCCGCCTGACCTCGTACCCGTTCGACCTGACCATGAGCAACGCTACGGTGTACAAGACCGACTACGGATACGAGCCGACCGCCTATGGCGCATCGTCTTCCATGTCGCCGCCGGCCATGGATCTCGAAGGTATCTGCGCCGTCGGCGGCGTGACCCGCGATGCGCTGGCCTCCGGCGTCTTCGACAACGCCCGCGTCTTCATTTTCAAGTGCAACTTCCTGGCGCCGGTCGAAGATTACGAGGAAATCGGCGCCGGCTTCTTCGGCAAGACGACGCTACAGGACGATCATTACCGGATCGAAGGCATGGGGCTGGTCGACGTCCTCGGGCAATCCTTCGGCAAGTTGTTCACCGCCTCGTGCCAGCATACGCCGTGGGATTCAGGCTGCGGCATCAGCGCCGCCTCAGTCACCGTCACCGGCACGCTGACCGCCGTCACCAGCGGTTATGTCTTCCGCGATGCGTCACGCGCCGAAGCCGCCGACTGGTTCGCCGCCGGCACCATTCAATTTACATCTGGCGCCAATGCCGGCCTGGCGCCGCTGGAAATCAAATCCTACGCCGCCGACGGCACGATCACCCTGCACGAATCGCAGTATTACCCGCCGCAGATCGGCGATGCCTATTCAATGGTCAAGGGATGCCGCCGGCGCCGAGCCGACTGCAAGGCCAATAGCAACATCATCAACTTCTTCGGCTTTCCCGACATGCCGCAATCCGGCGATTACATCCGCGTGGGGGCTGCATGAGCCGCGCCGTCGAAATCGCCCGCGCCCAGATCGGAACGCCATTCCGCCATCAGGGCCGAACGCCAGGATGGGCGCTCGATTGCGCTGGGCTGGTGGTGCATGTCGCCGCTGAACTCGGCCTTGATTATTTCGACCAGCAAGGCTACAGCCGCCACCCGTCGGACAACCTGCTGGAATCGGCGCTTGACAGCCAGCCATGCCTCTGCCGTGTGGCATTGAGCGACATGCAGCCGGGTGACGTGCTGGTTATGCGCTTCTCTGGCGACCCGCAGCACCTGGCGATATATGCCGGGTTCAGCCCGGACTATCAGGCAGACGGCATAGTGCATGCGCTGTGCCAGACCGGAAAATCGAACAGCAAAGTCTGCGAACATCGGCTCGATGACGATTGGCGGGCGCGCATCGTCCGCGTCTATCGCTTCACGGAGGCCGCATGAGTACCGTCGGGCAGGCGGCAGGCGGGCTGGTCGGCGGCATCGCCGGATTCTTCATCGGCGGGCCGTCAGGTGCCATCTACGGCGCCCAGATCGGCATCATGGCCGGCGGCTACATCGACCCGCCGAAGGGGCCGAAGGGTACGCCGCCGAGCGCGTCAGACCTCGCCGTCCAGACCGCCTCCTACGGCGTGCCGCTCGGGCGTGGCTACGGCAAGTATGGCCGTTACGGCAACGTCTTCTGGGTCGAAGGCAACACGCTGGTCGCCCGCGAGCGCGAAGTCAGCGGCGGCAAGGGCGGGGCGCCGAAGGGAACGACTTACGACATTTACGGCACCTTCGCCGTCGGCTTCGGCGAAGGCGAGATTTCCGCCTTCTCGAAGCTGTGGTTCTCCGGCAAGCTGGTCTATGACGCCAGCGCCAGCGAACTCGGCGCCGTCATCGCCACCAACGAGGCTGGCGGCAGCATCACATTCTACACCGGCTCGGCGACGCAGCTCCCCGATCCTCGTATTCAGGCCGACCTCGGCGCCGACAATACGCCCGCCTGGCGCGGCATGCCGTACATCGTCGTCAAGGACTGGCCGATGGCCGACTACGGCAATACGCTGGCCGGCCTTCAGGTCAAGGCCGAACTGACCAACGGCGACCCCGAGGCGCATTCGCAGTTGCTGGCCAGTGTCGTCAAACCGCCTGCCGACGGCAACGCCTACGAACTATTCCGCCTGCGCGGCGACCGCATCGTCGCCACCACGCTGACCTACCTGGCGTGGAATTACGACCTTGCATCGGTGCATCAGCAGCAATACATCTTCGGTTCGGATGTCTGCGTGCCGACTTCGGAAGCGGTTATCCCGCTGTATCACGACGAAGCCTTTGAATCCAAGGTGCCGATCTCCATCCAGCAATCCGACGTCGATTGCGCCCTCTTTGCGCTCTACCGCAATACCCCAACCTATATTGGTGGCCATGACGCTGGCGGCGCCGTCGTCATGAATTCCGGGCCGGTTCCTTCGGCAACGCTTCCGTATTTGGGTTATCGCGCAGTGGTCGACCGTGGCGATCTCTTCCTGATCGATACCGGCAGCAATCTGTACAAACTGCCGTTCGCTGTCCAGGACGGCACGGTGGCGACTGTGGCTTCCAGTGCCAGCACCTACACCGTCGAATACTTCGGCGCCTCGGAAAACTACGTTTTCGCCGTCCTGAGTTCAGGTTTTTCACCGACCTCATGCACGGTGTACAAGTTCGACCGCACCAGCCTGGCGCTGGTCGATACAATGGTGCAGTCGATCAGCGGCTCCTACGCAATGATCCACGTCATCAGCGACGTCGAGTTTTATACGATGGCCAGCGATGGCGCAATCTGGCGCTGGCTATCAGGCGTCGCCAGCGATACCGGCCTGCGCTACACCGGCGGCCACAACTTCGACAACCGCCTGCTGGTCGTCTCGCCGACACTGGCCTATGTCGTCAAGCACGGCGCGCCGCCGACCATCTACGCCTGCTGGATGCGCACGACCAGCGACCTCGTGCCGCTGGCCGACATCCTGACGGCGGAGTGCATGAATACCGGCCTGCTGACCGCCGGCGACATCGATGTTTCGGAAATCACCCAGATGGTGCGCGGTTATCGCATCGCCAGCCTCGCATCGATCAAGTCTGCCATCGAGCCGTTGCAGGCCGCCTGGCCGTTCGACGTGATTCCGCATGGCTACCAGATCAAGTTCGTGCCGCGTGGCCAGGCGTCGGTCGCTACCATCGACGTCGGCGAACTCGGCGCCGTCGCCGGCAACGAGACGCCCGGCGTGCAGATCACCGCCAGCCGCGAGATGGCCAGCCAGTTGCCGCGTGAAGTGTTCGTCAAGTACCTGGACGTCACCCGCGATTACGACATCAGCAGCGGGCCGGGCGCCAAGCGGCTAAACACCGACGCGGTCAACGTGATTTACCTCGATCTCGGCATTGTCCTCAACGCCGACGAATCCGCCGGTATCGAGGAAGTGCTGCTCTATATGTACTGGCTGGAGCGCACCGATGTTTCCTTCGTCCTGCCGCCGCCGTATCAATACCTGGAAGCGGCGGACGTGGTGACGATCACCGCGCCGTCGGCGACCTACGAACTGCGTCTGACCGAGATCAACTACCTGCCGGACGAGCGCATCGAATGCACGGCGAAGCTGAACAACGCCGCCGTCTGCACGCCGACCGCCGTCGGGCAGGAATCGACCAGCCCCGGCCAGACGCTGGCCTTCGCCGGCCCATCCAACTTCGTCCCGCTTGACATCCCGCTGCTGACCGACGCCATGAACACGCCCGGCCTGCTCGCCGGGATCGGCGGCTATCTCGACGGCTGGCCGGGCGGCACGCTGATGCGCTCGGACGATGCCGGCCAGACATGGAGTTCCGTACAGGGTTTCACCCCCGGCATGGTCGCCGGTCTGGCGATCAACGCCATCGGGGCAGGGCGCAGCGACATCATCGATGCTTCCAGCCGCCTGAACTTCCGCCTGCATTCCGGCGACCTGGCCAGCGTCTCGCTGACGGCCATGCTCAACGGCGCCAACGGGTTCGCCTACGGGGCGCCAGGTCGTTGGGAGATCATCGGCATCCAGAACTTCGCCACCGAATCAGACGGCTCGCTCACTGGCTACGATCTGTTGCGCGGGCGCTTCGGCAGCGAATGGGCGATGGAAACCCACCTGCCTTACGATGAACTCGTGCTGCTCTACATCGGCGCGCTCAAGTTCGTCGCCATGAACATCGCCAGCCTCAATCAGTCGCGCCTCTACCGCGCCGTGACCAATGGCCGGACGTTCGATTCCGCCACTGACGAAGCGGTGACCTATGCCGGCATCAATCTCAAGCCGCTGGCGCCGGTCTATCTCAACGGATCGCGCCACCCGACGACGAACGACTGGTCGGGCACCTTCGTGCGCAGAACGCGCCTGGGTGGGGAATGGGTTGACGGCACCGATGCATTGTTGAGCGAGGCCAGCGAGTCTTACGAAGTTGAAATCTGGAATTCGTCATACACCACGCTGAAACGCACGCTGGCCGTGACCTCGCCGGCGTTTTCCTACACGGCGGCGCAGCAATTCGCAGATTTCACGGCGGTTCAGTCGTCGCTCTACCTGAAAATCTATCAGCTCTCGGCGACCGTCGGGCGCGGGTATCCGCTCACCGGATCATTGACGACCAGCATGCCGGTCTATGGCAACGCGCCGACGGCGGTCGATTACCTGGTGGTGGCCGGCGGGGGCAGCGGCGGCTATTCGTCCAACGGCAACAGCTATGCCGGCGGCGGCGGTGGTGGTGGCGGGGTATTGACCGGCACCGGCCATGCGGTCAGCACCGGGACGCCGATCACGGTCACGGTCGGCGCGGGTGGAACCGGCACGAACTCGACCGTCAATAACGGACAGAACTCGGTCTTCGACTCTGTGACGGCCATCGGCGGCGGCGCCGGCGCGCGCGGTGCGGTCACGTCGGCAAACGGCAACGCTGGCGGCAGCGGCGGCGGCGGTTCTGATGGCGGCACGGTCGGCGCCAAGACGACCGGCCAGGGGTATGACGGCGGTTACGGCGCCGTGACCTGGGGTACGGCAGGCGGCGGCGGTGGTGCAGGATCTGCCGGCACTGGCGATTCGGCGGGCGTCACCGGCAACGGCGGTGCGGGCATCTCCTCGTCCATCTCCGGTTCGTCGCTCAACTATGGCGGCGGCGGCGGTGCGGGTCGCTATAACAACACCGACACCGGCGGCACGGCAACGGCTGGGGGTGGCGCAGGTGGCACAGGAAACACCGGCGGCGGATCGCGGTCGGCTGGCGCATCCGGCTCGGCCAATACCGGCGGCGGCGGCGGCGGTGCGGGCGCTGGTAATACCGGCACGCCGACGGCGGGCGGTAGCGGCGGCTCGGGCGTCGTCATCATCCGCTACCCGGATACCTACGATGCCGCGATTGCAACCACCGGATCGCCGACCGTCACCGTGACCGGCGGCTATCGCATCTATCAATGGACGGCCTCCGGGTCGATCACGTTCTAAGGAAAATTCATGGCAGACTCAACCTCCAATCTCGACGCGGTTGTCGCGGTTTCCTACTCGAAAGAGGTTCAGCTTAACGCCCTGCTCGATGCCGCTTCGCCGGCGCTCACCTACGGTCGCCGCGCCTCGACGACCTCCGGCCTGATCTGGGGCTACTACGGCGGCAAGGTGCCGCTGGCCGGCGTCATCACGGCAATTGCCAATGGGACGGTCACGCTGACCGCATCTGCCACCAACTATATCGAGGCGCACCCGGATACCGGCGCCGTCTCGAAAAACACGACCGGATTCACCGCCGGATACCTGCCTCTGTACAGCATTGTCACAGATGCGTCCGGTGTCGATCCTTCCGGCGGTTATTCAGACAAGCGCGCCCTGGCGCTGGCGACCAATGCCACGCTGGCCAAGGTGCTGAGCGATGCCAACACGACGCTGACGCAGGCGGAAGCGGCGAGCGCCACGCTGACCTTCACCGGCACCCTGACGGCGACGCGCGACATCGTCGTGCCGCTGGTCGGCAAGAAGCAATGGACGGTCTACAACGGCACCGGGCAAAGCCTGCGCTTCATCGGCGCCAGCGGAACCGGCATCACCGTCGCCACGGTGAAGCACGCCATCGTGCGCTCGGACGGCACGAACATCGTGCGGGTGACGGCGGATACCTGATTTTCAACGTGATCGCGGCCGGAGAGCCGGGAAAGGAACAACAAAAATGCCTGAAAGGGTCGTCAGAGGATTGAGCGGGCTATCCGCATGGAAGGACGAAATCGAGCTGGCGCTGGTGTTCTGGTTCATTGGCGCCACGATCGGCATCGGCCAGCACCTGC